AAATTGCGAGCTGCGTGGTCATCGTCCACGGACGAAGCTCAAGCGGTCCAACCTGTGTGGTTTTTAGGAAAAACGGGTTCATACAAAACGCGCTTGAAACTCCTGCTTCAGCCATTCCGGCGAGTCAGGGTAAACGACGCCAAATGTCCCGCCGTCTTTTCGAGAAATGCCAACGGCGGCAGACTTTGCAAAGCGCTTTAGGTCGCGTGCATTGTCGCGGTAGCCGCGCATCCATGAAATGTCACTGTCTGCGTTTGCTTTGCACCAGTCGAGATCCTCAAACCGTTTACGGAACTCGTCAAAGTCAATTTCTTCACCGTCGACTTTTGCGAGCACGTCGCAGTTCACAATCCAGCGGACGTGCGTCTTTCCAGCCTCGTCCACAAAATGCTGAAACCCGCCACGCTTAACCAAAGTACCGCCGCTAGTAAGCCAAGCGGCGATGATGTCAGTGTTGAAACTCTTTCCAGGAGCTTCGTTGTCCTCAAGTAATCGGAGGCGCATAAGTTATTTGTGTTAAGCGTTTTTGTAGATCGTGCCAGTCGCGGACCAGCCTCGGAAATCGTCGTTTTTTGAGTCTAGTGTGACATTTGTCCAAATCCCTTTTCCTGTTACGCCACTGATCCCACTGGTAGTTTCACCAGGATCAAACGGGCAAGTGTCACCCCTTCCTTTTACACTAACTGCATACGATGTGTCGTACGTTTTGGCTTCAGAAAATGCACCGGCTGAGTCAATCAATTGCTTAAACTCGCCCTTCATTTCAATATCAACAGACTCCACAATTGAGCCCGATGCCGTCACAAGTGTAACTCCAAAGGTCGTCATAATTTTTATTCAAAAAGGGTGTAGGTTGCTTCGGATGTGGAAAAGTCGTCGTTAGTTTGTGAGACTTTTGAACCAGTAAGTTTAGCGCCACCAAATGCACCTTCTGGAACTGCCAGTAAATCGTCTTCCCCCTTGGTTTTGACGGTGGTCGTGGTGGTGCTCCGTGGCTTTGCTTGAACGATAACCGTCTGTCCATCAGCGTCTCTGATAGTGGCAAGCTCAACAGCAGTCTCTTGCGAAGACTCTTGCAAATATCCAGACGGTGCGGTGACTCCGAACGTAATTGCTCCAAATGATACGGGCATAAGTTTAAGGGGTTGGGCCAAAGCCCACGGTGTAAGGCATCGAGGTTCGCCAGTGACGCTCCTCGCGTAGGTTGTCGGTTGATTGTGCTACCACGCCGTAAAGCTGCACGGCGTCGGAATCTAAAGTAAGGGAGCGCATTGCTGCGTCTACTGCGGCCGCAAATGCGGCTTGGTCGGCCTTGGAAAAGTCGTCCGCTTGCGAAATGACGTTGAGCGTCAGCGTGCCGCGCTGAAGCGGGCTGCCAACCACGACGTCGGTTTGCAGTTCCATTAAAACGGATTGCGACGGAATAGGCTGGTCATCCTGCGGCTCGCCCACATAAACGCCCGGAAGCGCCAGCGAAAGAGCGGCCTGCACGGCTTCGGAAAAGATACCGTCGGTCATCGTGTCACGTCCTCCAGATAGAGCTTCCACGAAATGGGATCCTCGTCCCAGCTCGTGATGCGCCGCTCAGTTCCGTTGACTGTCAATTTGGCGCCCTTCACTGGCTCAGGAAAGCCAGCTTTCAGCAGCCGCACAAAGCCCGCAAAGTGTTGCTCGTAGCCGCCCATCGCCAACAGGTCAGAGGTCTTCTCACTTGCCACCGAAAACACCGTAACTCCGTCGTAAGTGACGGTGTCTGCCTGCATGTAATCCAATGCCTGGATCATTGCGGATTCGGTGATGGCGAGGAACTCAGACATTAGATGAGCGTGGATTCTAACTTGCGCCGGGCAACAGGCTTGGGAGCCTCTAGGATGCACTTGTTGAGCTTTGATCCTTCGGGCGTAGGGTTGCACACCAGATAGACGCGCCCTGGGCTGTTGTGAGCCTTGTAAAACTTGCGCGCCTCGTCTGGCGAGCCAGTGGAAAGAATTACCTGCGGGCCTGCGCCGAGGTCTTCGAGAACGAGAGAGATTTTCATTTTGGGATAATCGGAGAAAAGCCGGAGCCCCCCACTAGAGGGAGCCCCGGCTCTTTGGAGGGCAAACTTAGGGAGTGACGATGCGCACGCCCATGCCGGTTCCCTTGGCAACGCCCCAGATACAGGACACGTTGATGCAGGTCTGCCCTAATTCACGGTTATAGTAAGCCCGGAAAGTCAGGGGCAGCCCAAGGTCGGGCACCACTACTTCGGCAATCTCAATGGAGTCCTGCAACGCGGCTTCGGGATTCACACGGCGAGCGGCCATGATGAGCGCGCTGGAGTGCAGAGCAAAGCCTGCGAGTGCTTCGCTGTTGGCATCGCAAAGGTCGCTTTCGTAAATATCGAAACCGGAAACACGCGGCACGGTGCCTTCAGCTTTGAAGGGAGTGATGCCGGGGATTTCCGCAGAGATGAACGTCTTGGAAATCGCGCCGTAGTAGGCGGGATTCATGATAACGCTGCGGCTCATCTTGGGAGCCTTGAGCGTCTGCGTCAGCGTAACGCCAAGGTCGATCACGTCCTGGCGATCAAAGTTGGCGGCAGTCGAGGAAAGGGGAGTCTGCGCAAAGTTTGCGGCAGTCACCAAGTTCCAAAGCTGGCCGAACATGTCAGCGCCCAATGCTTGAAGCATGGGAGCAAGAAACAAGTTGCGGAAGTTGATGGACGACTGGAGCACTTCGATGTCAGTAAACCCGAGCGTAACGCCCCGGTGCTGATCCAGCGAGATTGTGCGGGCAGTCGTGTCACCGGCCACAGGAGCGTAGCCTGCGGAAGTGATGTCAACTACGGACGGAACCGTAGCAAAGCGAGTCGTCACCGAACTGCCAGCAGATGCGATGTCAGTGCTGAAATCCGTCGTGATGCCACGAAGGGGAGCAAAGGTGTTTGTGAGAAACGGGAGGGAGGCCTGAGAAATTTGGCTCAGGAAAACGCCATTAAGTGCCATATGATGAGTTAGTTAGAGATGAGGGTTAGAGCTGCATTGCGTTCTTGTTTGCGGCGTAAAACTCATTGCGCTCGCTGAATCCAAGAGTTTTGTAGTGCGCCCAAAGCTGTTCTTTGGTTTTAGGCGCGGAAAGTTCTTCGGGCTGAATGGCAACGGGAGCCACGCCCAGATTAGCGACGATGGCGTTTGCCTTCGCTGCGGCGTCGGCCTCGGATGCTTTCATCGCGTCGAGTGCTGCGGCCAAGTCAAGATTGTTTGCGTTTGCAAGGTCCAGCGCTGCGGACAGTTCCACGGCGCGGGATTTCAAAGCGTCGAAAGTCGCCACCAGTGCGGTGTGCTCGGCGCTCAGTGCGTTAAGCGCGGCCACGTCTGCCTGCGCGGCAGAGAGCGCGGCCAGCGCGTCGGTCAGTGTGTTAGGGAGATGATCCATCTACCTAGACAAGTTTTCACAACAAAAAGCCCGCACCGGGAAACCAAACCCGGTGCGGGCAAGAGGAGACTGAAAACCAAATGAACAGTTAAAGCATACCAAGGAGCGCTTGATAAGCAAGCTCTTCCGTGCCGATGTCGTCGATAAGGTTGCCCAGCTTCGCGCGCGGCGCGAGATAGGCTGCGCCGGTCATGTATTCGTCTGCCACGCGCCGGTTGCGAAGGACGTTGTTCTTGAATTGGTCAAAGCTGTCGTCAACGAGCTGCTGCAAACTAGCGCGCTGGGCTGGACTTAGTGACGGCCCCATGCCTGCGCCTTTGAGCGGTCCACTGGTAATTGGTTCCCAGCTTAATCCTTGCGCCTCGTATGCAGCGGACTGATCCAGCCAAGGGATGATTGTGCCAATGGAGCCCCAGGTTGATCCCACGGATCCGATGATCCTGTCGCAACTGACGGCGATGTTGTACGCGGCCGAGCAAGCGGTGTCGTTGCTGTAGGCGACGATGGGCACCGTCAGCGCCTGGATCAAATCCACCACCTCGGAGCAGCCGGTGCAGTTCCCGCCAGGGGAATTAATCTCCAGCATGATCCCGCGCACGTTGGCCTCTACAGCCTCCTCAATGTCCTCGCTGATCCACTCGTAATCCCAAGCGCCGCAGCAGGCCTCCAGTGCGGAGATCCCCTTGGCGAGCGTCCCGTCGATGCAGATGTGAGCAATCCCTTGCCCGTCGATCTCCATCTCCTCGCGCTTGTTCATCATGCCGGACAACTTTTCGTAGTCGTCGCCATTGGCGCGGACCAGTCGGCCCTCCACCAGCTGGCGGACAGCTGCGTAGCCACCAGGGGTGATGAGCCACGGGCGGTAAAAAACCTGCTCAATTACGCGCTGAAATTTCATTCTGTGGGGGCGGTTGTCGGCGGGTTGCCGTTGGGGGTGAGCAAGCCAAACACGTCACGGCTGAGTCCAGAGCGTTGCACCCGCTTGTTGATCTCTAGTTCCTCACGTTCGACCTCGTCTAAGTGCTCTTCAAGTGTCTTAGAGCCCGACGCCAAGATGTCAGTCATGCTGCGCATCCCGGCGCGGTAGGCTTCAATGGCGTCGCGGCTGGCGTAGCCGCTGTCGGCGGTGAGTCGGGCGGGCTCCGTAAAACGGAACTGGTACGCGCCCCCTCGGGAAGCGTCTGCGCCGGTGTAGGGAGGAAGGATGCCAAGTTTGACGAAATTTGCCACAGCGTACGCGCACCGCCTTTTGCAAAACGCCGCGAGGTAAGCGTGCCGCTCGGAGGTGATGCGGTTCACCTGCTCCAGCACAATGCGAGCAGAGGCACCGCCCAGCTTGCTCATGTCCCACCCAAACTCGGGCGGCCATTGGGCAGCCAGCAGGGCGTTGCGGATAAGCCGCTCCTGTAGGCGGTCCTGCGCTTCCGTCGGAATCTTGGCGTCGATCTGGTTGATGCTCTCGCCAGCGTTGGCGGTCAGGTACTCGATGCGCCCGCCCTGCATCGGCGTGTATCGGAGCCCTGGCGAGCAGTTGCCCGTAGCGGTTTCGGTCAATGCCTGGTACGCGTCGCTGGCGTCAGCCATGCCTTGCTGGTTGGTCACCAAAAGCCCGATCTTGGCAGCCATGCGGGATGCGGACTGGATGTCGTCGCCCAAATCTTTGAGGCTCATCAGGTCGCGGATCGCAGGAGCAAACGCGGAAATGCCCCGCACCTGGTCCACCTCGCGCGGGTCCATCGTCAACATGCACGATTGCGCGGGCACGTCTCTGTCTTGGCTGCCATCAGGCTCCTCGCCCAGCACGCGGTAGGCAATGGGGCGGTTGGTTTTGGACAGAATGACGCCGTTGTAAATCTTAAGCCCTGCGTATCGGCCAGTGGTCAGCGGACCTTCGTCACCGCGAGATCCGATCTGGTGCCACGGCACCTGCTGCAGTTGCGGATAGCCGCTAGCGCTCGTCGTCAGGATCGTGAGCAGATCGCCTTCACGATCAATTGCAGTGGACTCCAGCCGCAGCCCTTCCCACCAGCTTTTGCCGTCGAGGTAGCAAATTTGGTACCAATCGAGCAACACGGCCTCGGCCACCTTGCCCCACTCACGGTCAGCGCCGGTGAAAATCGGCCGCATTGCCATCCCCACAGACAGCATCGACTTCTGGTCGATGGCGGCATTCACCATGCCGTTGTTCCAATACAATTTCCGCGCGGCACTGTTCACCGTGCGCCACTCGCCCACGGTCAGTTCTTTGGAAATGCTTTGAGTGTGATTGCGCCAATACGGTTCGCCCCACACGCCGCCCTCCACAAGGCGCTGCCTGCGGTAGGCTCCTCCGTTGTTGGCACTTACCTTTGGCGTGCCGCCGCCCATGAAATTCTTAATCCGGTCCAAAAAACTCATATGAAAAACGCCTGAGTCCTGCGCACCGGCGCGGAAATGCCTGCGGCTTTGTAGTTAAGCGCCTGCTGCGCCAGCATGACAACGTCCAGCGGGCTGAGTGTGCCGCCCACGTTGAACTGGAACGCGGCCCCGTCAATGGAGCTGGAAACCAGCGAACTTTTTCCGGCCAGTACCAGGTCAAACTTGCTCGCTACAATGGCGCGCAACTCGGCCACGTCCCTAGTTAGGAAAACTTGGAGGAGGAGTCTGGTGTCGGGAGCCATCTACAAGAGAGGGTTTTCACAAGCAAAAAACCCGGACATCCACACATATGGAGCCGGGCGTTTTTTCGTTGTCCTTGCCAGCAGCCCCTTTCGAGGTTGTTGAGCGCCAAACCTACTCTGTCGGCGTTGGCTCGTCAACCTCCGGTGCGGTGCTCGCCATATCCGGCAGGATCCCAAGGATCTGCGCGGCGAGAACGTTCATGGCCTCGGCATCCCACATATGGTTGGGGCGGCCGGTTGCCGTCCAGCGGAGGCGGGTCTTCTTGGTCCGCTTGTCCACTGTTGCCCGCTTGCGCTCAGAGTTGAGGTGCCGGACGTATTCCGGGGGCGCGTCCTGCGGGAACTCCCAGACTGGTGACCCCGTGTTGCGGAGGTTGGCGAGGATGTCTTTGATCGGATCCGACGCCCAATAAAAGAAAGTGACAAACACTCGCTTTCCGTTGGCGTCCTTGTAGGTCGGCGCAACTACGCGGTCGGGCGCAGAGTAGTAGCGACGAATGGGTTTGCCGTCCTGCCCGCGCACCGTAAAGTGATCCTCGGCGCGTCCGATTAGCGCGGTCCATCCGTAGCGCGCACAAGTGTCGTAAATTCGCCCGTGGAAACTGTTGCCTGCGTCCAAGAGCGTGCGCTTGTCGGGCACTTTGAGCCTGGTCTGGATCTCTCGGAGCTGGTCCACGGTCAGAATCTTGCCCGCCCACAGTAGGCGGCTGTGCCCGTCCTTAAGCCAAACGCGCACGATTCCCCAGTAGTGATCTTGCTGGCAGTCCACCGTGAAAACGCGGGCGGCTTCATTCTCCATCGGCCTGCCGTCCTGCCATTCGTTGACGAAATACTCGGACGCCTCCAATTCCAGCGCGGGCAGTTCCTCCTCCAGCTTCCACGGCTCGGCAAGCCGCTGCATCCGGAAATCTTTGGTTGGCTGGAGAACCCCGAGGTGTCGAGCATCAGACGCCTGGCACCATTGAATGACGAGGTCGGCCCACCGGATCCAGTAAACGGACTGGGCGGACACCCGGCGGGAGCGGTAGCCTTCGACGTGGTCGTTGCCTTCGGTTCGCCACTCGCTGCGCTGGGTCAGTGCCCGCCGGGCTGCCGTCGTGTCAGGAGTGACGTGCCCGCAGTGGGGACACTCATGGCGCACCGTTTTGACAAGCGCGCCCCAGTTCCACTCTCCGTTTTCGTTTTTGGCTTCGTCATATTTGATATCCACCCACGCCGGTTTGACCCATTCCTCGCATACCGGGC